CTCAGTGGCTCAAAAGTACTCTGAGAGGCCCGCAACGTTTTGGGTTATTACTCGATAGGACCCAATGACGGAGAAGTCCGCCAACTACTAGTTTAACGACATTCCGGTCTAAAATTGCTTAAAACAGAGGGGATAGGGTATTATAACTGGGGATCGAGCCAATAGTCCAACTATATTGTAACTCATCATAATACTTTTCTAACAGTATCTGATTAGCGGGAGTAGTACCAAATGATTCATAGAAGTCCAGCCTCGTTTGATCATTCGGTTCAATATACCCACACGTCAGTAGGGGCCCATAAGCCTCCCTCTCTTTAATTGCGTCAGTTATTACTCTTCTAACCGACCGCTTCTGTCTTTTCGATAACTGAAATTGGGCAAGACGTTCTGTAGACAATCTAATACACATACGGTAAAAGTTTTGCAATACAGGTACACCACCGTGATTAGCCATTCCACCAATCCCTACGGACTTTAGCCAACCAGCAATTAAGTGGGGGGCGGAATAATTCCTAATACAAACGGCGTCTTTAGTTATCGCCACATGAGGGACTCGTGTACTAGTCCACTCATTACAGACTCTTATCAAATGAGTCTGACAAAAGTTAGATCGATGCAAGCTTTCATGAACATCGATTGTTACGTACATATTGAAAAGGGCAAAGCGTTCTTTAACAGCGAACAGAAACCTCTTTAACTGTTTTCTTTCAATAATTATACGACAATCATCACCTGCATTCTTTAACTTAAAATGGTACTTCTTGTGTAATTTATGTAGAATGCCGCAAACGACTAGTATTCCTACCAATGATGTGTTCATCTGCCCTGAAGTCAGGGTACCATCAACGGTATAAGAAAACCAGCCGTCAGACGTGCGGCCTCTCACGGTGGAACGTAATTGATATCTAAGCAAATCTTTAATCGCTTTTGAATCTGCAAACGGGTGAGTTGTAATGTAATGTGACCATGCCAACAACCCTTTGAATATTGAAGCGTCTAATTTCTCCACATCCAAATCAACAAACACAGGATCCTCCATCAATGCAATAGCATCAATATTGTCCTGAGCGAGTTCTTTGAAATTTAATCCTTTCATAACAACTCTATAGCCATAAGCCTTGTTGATAGCCTCGTATATCAATTTTTCCACCGCTTTGACATAAACACCAGTCATAAGCAAATAGACAAACCCAGCTGGTGATATTGCTCTGGGTATCCGATTTGGTTTGAGTTCGCGAATG